GTCCCCACCAATGATGTGCAAGTCAACATCTTTTTCTAAGTCATGAACTTGTTCAAAGAACATTTCATAGCGTGCACATGCCCAAGGCATTGGTACATTCTTTTGACCGAGTTTTATATGCCAATCTGCAGTAAATAGAATCATCCTACAAACGTATCCCCAGGTGTCCATGAACACCCTGTAAGACCACCAGCCTGTAAGGCTTGTAGTGTTCGTAAAATTTCTTGTGCATTTCTTCCTGTATCTAATGCATTTACTGATACATGTTGGATTGTTCCTTCGGGATCAACAATAAATGTTGCTCTATAACATACTCCATTCTGCTCATCAACTATTCCTAGTTTACGAGAAAGTGTAAGACCACAATCTGCAGCTAAAATGTGTTGTATATCTTTGATAAGAGAGTTATCCTTTTTCCATGCGAGTTTACAAAATTCGTTGTCTCCACTCACACCGATAACATCAGCATGACTAGCTACATCATCCATTGCCGCAATCTCTGTTGGACAAATGAATGTGAAGTCTTTTGGGTAGAAGTATAATACTGTCCACTCCGCAAGTAAAATATCGACATCAACTATTACATTGGTGTCGTTAACACCTTGCATAGAAAAATCTGGAAATTTATCTCCTACTGTTAACATAATAACCCCCTACGAAATATCGAATTCGTCAGAGATTGATTCATCAGGAGTAGAGTTACTAGCTCCTTCTCGTAATCTGTCAAGTAGTTCTTTTTGAGCATCCGCTGTTGGTCGAATAAGTACTTCGTCCATTGACTTAAGATCTGCGATGAGTTCCATCTCAGTATCGTCTAAAGCTCTAGGTTTGCATTTAAGAGCCTGTAGTTGGTATTCAACATTGTAAGCCATTGGCCCTGTTTTAACTCTTTTAAAGAATACATCCCAGCCAGTTTCAGGATCAGTTGGATCACCAAGATCTTCTGCTGCTACCATAATCTGCTCGAGTAGTTTTTTCTTTAAGTTAAGTACTTTTACTTTTCCATCGTGGACACATTGGATTGCATAAGACCAACCGCACTTAAGCTCAGGATGATATTCTCTCACCCAGTCTTTCTCTACGTTGGTAAATGCTTCTGAATCTCTATCGAATGATAGACACTCGAATGGTAAATTCTTACCGTTTTCGCCTTTCAACCAGTAAACATAGCGAGGAAGCATATCCCCAACCATTCTTACTTTGTTGTCGCCTTCGACATATTGATAACTGTCGATTTTATTCTTTTGGGCTTCGCCCTTTGTTTGATTAAATTTTATTGCCATTTTAATTCCTTTAAAGTGATTTCTTCAAACAAAAAATGTATTCTGTCATTTTCTATTCGTAGTAATCTGTTATTTTTAATACTGTCCTCGTCCCCTGTAAAGTGGAGGAGGTCTAATGTGGTATCTTTGTTTTTCTGATATTCAAAATAATTACGCAATGACGCGATACCTGCATACTGTGCAATCTCACTATCTGAATATCTCCTTCTTTGAATGAATAACGCCTGTGGATTTACTAGGAAACTATGTCCATGAAAATTCTTAGTCCAGAACTTGTATATTCTATCATATCTATTCACTGGTGGTAGTTTATAGGTAAGTATATGGAGGATCGTCAAAATATCTTTGACACTCCCGTTGCTTTCCCTTTTTACTTTTTCCCAATTATAGAATAACATATTATAACAAACTTTTAACTCCGTGTCAAGATATATTTTTTCATGCTATACTTCAAAAACGTCATAGCCCTGTCGCATATAATATCCTCTTCTCGCCGAAGCCTGCTTTCTAGCTGTTCGACCATGTAAGTTAATATCTACCACTTTAGGTTGTTGTTTTCCGTCGTACATTCTTATTACTCGCCCAATTAACTGTGTGAGCAAAGGCTCATTGTTTATGGGCGTACCTAAAATGAGACAACTAAGGCAATCTAAACTGATACCTTCTGAGAAGATACTTTGTGTTCCAAAGAGAACATCTTTGTCAGTAAAGATTTCCTTAACCATCTCTGCTCTCTGCTCGTGTGGAACATCTCCAGTTACGCAGATTGCATTGTCTCCTACAAGCCTTGCACAGCTCTTTAGGAAGTCTACTCTATCGGCTACTACTAGAACTTTATGACCTTTCGCTGCATAACTTGCGGCAAGTATACCGATCATATTTTGGTATTCCCAATCAAAAGCAAGTGAGTTGACTCTTGTAGCCCAGTCAACATTGCCATCCATGAAACGAATACCAGAGTTTATAATATCTACACTTGGTGTAAGATAATTCTCTTTTGGTGGTTTAAAAACAGTACTCGAAAAGTAATCACGAAACACTACATGTCTTCCGTCTTTTCGTTGCAAGGTTCCTGTTAAACCAATTTTATTCTTTGCTCGTGAAGCATCAATAATTCGTGTAAAAGTTGGACTACTTACATGATGCATCTCATCCAATATAATTGTCCCGAACTCTTTTACGATTTTGTCGATATTTCGATACAAAGTTTGCACATTTCCAACGACAAAAGGTGAATTCGTCTCAAACTTCCCTGAGCCAATCACACCCGCCGTAACCCCGAAAACCTTTTCTACTTCTTTTTCCCACTGCGCTCTTAACGCTAGTGTGTGAGTAACTATCAGAGTTTTCTGTTGCAATTTATTTGCGATAGCTAACGCGGTAAATGTCTTACCCCAGCTTACCCAAGCGTTGATTATACAACTGCCTTCGACTTCGTCATATACAGACTGTTGAGAGTCTCGTAAAGTAAACTTAAAGTCAAGAGGTTCGACTGGCACACTTACGCGCTTGTCAACTATCTCGTAATCGTCTGGAATTAAATCCAGTCTCCCTATTGGTAAGGTCACTAAACCTGCTCTGACTACGCCCATATTCTTAATGATGATAGGCGGATCTGTAGGTCTACGAGGCGGTATACTGTATGTGAGTTCTTTGTCGAGATACTGTTGATACTCGTTAGTGCACTCTATGTATATTCTGTTGCTTAATACTGCCTTCATTGTGTCCTTGTTTGTGTAAAAACTCTAAAGGGCGAACCAAGAAATATGGTTGGGAGAATCCATAAAAATTAAATTATGGTCGCCCTTCGAGTTAAGTTATTTAAAATAGTTAAAGATATCCTCTATGTTTGCTTGTATGATTACACACTCGCAATTATCTACCCATGAATCGTCGGTGTCATTTAGGTATCTTTTTGATAGAAAGTCATATCTGTGATGCCCATTTATAATATAGTATTTTCCTGCTTTTGCTGGACATACTTTTATTGGGTTTCTATAAAATCCGCCGCTGAGACGCATTTCCATTTTCTTAGTTACTTTACTATCTCTGTCTTTTTGTGTTGGAAGTAAATCTATATACCTTATGTTTTTTACTGTAAATGAAAAATCAGATCGTTCAATATCTGTCATATGCACTTGTGGCATATCTTCTCTTAAGTAGATCATTAGTCATCCAACCCATGAACGTAATTGTCGCTCTTTTCGTTGTATCCGTAAAAACTTCCTTCTTTTTCGTCTTTAAAAGGAGAGGATAGATCTTCCCATTGTTCGTCCATCCAGGTCCAAACATAATCATCTAACCTTTCGCCAGGCACACAATCATACTTTTCATGAAAGTCATAGTGGTCAAACTCATCATCATTCCACTCTGGAAACTCTTCGAGCATTGCTTCATCTAAGTCAGAGTCTTGCAGTTCTTCATAATCAGACTCTCCTTCTCCATTATCGTCCCAAAATATTTGTATTCCAATAAAGTTTCTAAACTCGTCTTCATACTGGTGTCGGATTAGGACTTTTGGGTCTGTAGCAGCTAAATACTCTACTAGATGTTTACAGAAATCACTTACTGGTGACCATGCAGATACTATGTTTATATAATCATCCGCCCCATCTTCTAGGTGTGCCCACTTTGCTCCTACATTATTGCAATACCAATTGTAAGAATCATCCTCATTATACTTCGGCATAAAAGATAACTCATCAATACCAACATGCTCTTGTATTTTCATGGGTTCGCCTTCCCAATTAGTGATTTCCCTCTCCACTGTTTTGTTTGCTACTTGATCTGCAAACTTGTCTATTACTGCTTCGTTTCCTATTACAGTAATATAATTTGATACATGATTTGCCATGTTATCTCCTATTTAAACTCAGGACCGTTGTACCATTGTACTAATGAGTATCGTGTCCCTCTTTTTACTTCAGTAACTTGATGTTGTAAAAAAGACGGAAATACAATTACTGTACCTCTCTTTCTCACTTGTCCTAGAGGCATTTTTAATGCTGCTCCATTTGGATCTTTTATTTCAAAGTTACCACCTTCATAATCTTTTGGATGAGATAAGTTTACTGTAATAGACAGCTTTCTAAAAGGAACATTAGGATTTAAAGATGCATCTGTATGCCATCCATAATGTCCTCCTTTTTTATACTCACCAAATTGTATTTTTTCTTTACCTGTTACGATAAAGTTCCATGCTTCTAAGTTTGCTAGTGTAGCATATCCTTGTAACATAGAATCTAAAAAATGTCCTTTTGGAAACCACGATACATTTGTAGTCCTAATATTTTTCATATTAAGTTTATCGTTCTTTGTAGCGCCATATATTCCTGCTTCTTCTAATCCAATATCTTTTCCGAGTTTTATTATTTCATCACAGGCCTCATCGGATAACCTGTCTGTTTTTGAATACCAAAAAGGTACTCTATACGCGTGTCGTATCATATCTTTCTCCAACTATCTTTCCACTTTTCTGTGCTTAATTCATATAAATAAGCAGGTCTTTTATTAATATATAATATTCCTGCGTATAATTCTAATCTGTTTGGAGGTCTTGGGACTTCAAAAGGAAAAGGTATACCTTGAATCCATATCAAAGTAGCTAACTCTTTAGTTTCTACTCTGCCTATTAGATGATATTTTAAATCTGCCTTTGCACTTTTCTCATAGATAAAAAACTTTCCATTTGAGTCCACATAAAATCTACCTCTGTGTTTTATTAATCCACCAAAATTATCTATTTGATGTTTTAAGTCATACATATTTTTTAAAGGTGTTCGTAATCTTCTTTCACCTATACTTTGTCCTTCAACATTTGTATCGTCAAGGACTGCTCCGTCCACCCAAAGCACGCCATCTCTACGGATAACTTCATCAGAGTGAACCACATAAAGTGGGAATCGAATATCTTCTAGTTTCATACTATTGCCATGCAAGTCGACCATGCTTCTGCATCGTGAGTAAGAAAAGGTTCGCACTTCTCCCAGTCTGTTGGTTCGACAGGCGGTTCTTCATAAGTTGTAGTTGAACAACTAAATAATAGTATTAGTACTAGTAATTTCATTTTCTTTGACTTGCAGCAAGAGGGTCTAACAAAACTCTTTCTCGTCTTGAAAGTTTTACTTTCTTTGCCAAATTGATTAGCTTTATATGATTAAAGGATCTATCCTCTATAGCTTTTTTAAATATTTCTATATGTTCATCCATTTCCATATTCATTATATCTTCATCAGTATATACTACTAATTTTATTATTGCTTTATGTTCCATACTTTGCCTCAAATTTTCCGAATGAGTAGTCGTCTCCGACATCAAAATCACATCCGACTGGACAGTTTGGTATTGACATACCTCTGTCTTTTTGTATACATTTTCTTACTATGCTCATATAGTCATCAACATAATCTTCATTAACTTCTGCTAGAATAGAGTCATGTACTAAAGCAAATATCTTTGCCTGTGAACCATCAATCTCATTATGAGTATCAATCGCTCCGAGTAAATTTACATCAGATGCAATAGACTGCACTAGAAAGTTAATACCTGATCTTACTTCATGAGAGGCAATACCTTTATCTTGAGAGAATACATTTGGTAATCTTCTCTTTCTACCAAAGTGAGAATATATAAATCCATTGTCTTGAATAAATCGTTTGTTATCATCTAGCCATCTCTTGAGACCATGAAACTGTTCAAAGTAATCTTTAATAACAGAGCTTGCTTCACTCATACTAAAGTATGTTCCTGAGTCCTTGGTAACTTGTTCACTAATCTTCTTCGGACCAGCTCCATACATGATTCCAAAGGTAACAGCTTTTGCCATCTGTCTCTGTGTTCCGTACTGTTCTGCTACATCTTCGACTTCGCAAGGTAAGTTAAATACTATCTTTGCAATATTTGAGTGAAAGTTTCCACCATTTTGGAATACTTCCATCAAGGCTTTATCATTTGCGAGCACAGCGGCACAATATACTTCTGCTGTTGTTAAATCCATTGCAACGATCTTCGTGCCTGGGCTTGCTTTGATACACCCTTTGACAATCGGATTGTCTCTTGGAATCTGTTGCATATTCATTTTACCACTTGATGACAACCTTCCAGAAGTTGTTCCATGCAGGTTGAAACCTGTACGAAGTCTACTATCTCTGTCAAGCTGTGGGTAAATTTTGTCAAGATATGTACTCTTAATCTTAACTTTCTGTCGTATATCAAGCACTAGTTGAGGTACTTCATGTTCCTCGGCTAACTCTTTTAATACTTCCGCATCAGTACTGTGCGCACCCGTTCCAGTTTTCTTACCTGTAGGTTTTAATCCTAAAAAGTCAAAGAGTAATCCTCTAAGCTGTAGTGTACTGTTTGGGTTAAAGTCTTTACTTTGTGAGTGTTCAAACTCTTTGATTGCTGGATAAGTATATAACTTTTCAATGGCTTCATCAATTTGTGTTTGCATTAGTACTGAAGATGTCTGTAGTCTTTCTTTGTCGAAAGGAACTCCTGCATCTTGAATGTCTGTTAAGAATCTACAGCCTGGGATAAGAATATCCCTATATACTCCATATAGTCTATCATTCTTTACTAGTGCATTCTCAAACTTCTGAAATAATAAGAAAGTACACACTGCATCCATAGCAGCATAATCTTGCATAGTTTCAAAGGGAATCAAGTCCCAAGTAAAGCTACCTTTAAGTATACCATTTCTGCGGCAGTAATCATCTATCCATTCGTACATACCTTTCTCATAGTCTCCATAAGGAGTGTACTTAAGTGATAATTGTTTCAAACCATGTGTGCCAGGATTCTCGTCGAGCATATAATGTAGTAACATAGTATCCTCGAATCTTGGAAACTCAAATCTAAAGTGATATTCAAAGAAGGCTAAATCAAATTTAGCATTGTGAAATACTACTCTCTTTTTGTTAAAGATTTGTTGAAGTAATACTTCTGCTGTCTCATCTATACACTCACAATCTATATACGCTCCATGCTCTGGCTCGTAAGATAAACTAATACCAAGCATATATCCATCTCGAGGATACAAACCTGAAGTCTCTGAATCAAGAGCAATAAAGTCATTTGCATGATCTCTAGCTTTGATAAGGAATCTGTGAAGTTCTTTTGAATCTCTAATGCCATAACACTTATCATCAGCAAGTTTCTGTTGTTTTAGTTTACCTTGTGTATACTTAACTATGTTTTCTCTTGATTCTTCCCATGTCTTTTTAGCTTCAGGCTTGAATGCTAGCATGGCAGGATTAATTACAGGTAGGTACTTATCATCAATACATCTACCACTATACTCTGTTACTGAATTTTGATTTGTGAAATACTTCAAACATTCAGAACCAACAAGTATAATCCAATCATAGTCATCTTGATTAATCTCAATATCACAATCTCGTTTTAGTACTTTTTTAATTGTTGGATCAGAACATAATTCATACTTATCAAACTGTATTTCGTTGTTAAATAATCTTACATAGTCATTACGACTAGGTTTGCTTTCAATTAGTGCTATTTTTTGTTTTCTGTAACTTATTATATTAGACATGTTAGTTCCTCAATTTTGTTTATTACTTTATCCATGCTCATCTCCTCTTCAAAATGATTACCATATTTATTTACTCCTTTTATTTTAAATATAATTCCCTCATAGTTGAACCATTTTTCTAGTGCCTTTAATTTTTGGCCACTTTCATCTTCTTGTATTACTTCCTGAAGATGTTGTACTTCTGTATTTAATTCCCTTATTGTACCTACTAGTTCTGATATATGGTAGTCTTTTTGTTGTAGTTCTCTACGTTTTTCCCTATATCCTTCAACAAGTTCTACCTCTCTTTTGTAGAAATTTGTTATTGGTCCCAGCTTTAATAATCTTATTATCTCTGTTAACTCTTCTTTTGTTCTTTTACTTAAAAAGTTCTCAAAAGTCTCTTGGTTACCTTCGTAAATTATTTTTTCTCCACTCTTGCTAAACTGAATAGAACTCAATTTACTGCAGTCTGGAAAAACGAATCGGCACATAGGGTGGTGAACAAAGTGCGCCGCTTTATTTTCAGAAGCTCTTCTAAAGAACCCAGGTCCTCCACACTCAGAACACGTCATAATATCAGCATGCCCCTCTGGAAGACTCTGTGCTCGCGGATCTATAGTATATTCTCCTCCTCCGTGTATGTATGTATTAGCCATATAATGTCTCCTTTAATTCTTTTACTTTTAATTTGTTTAATGCTCCTGCATCCCCTAGTTGTACAGGTAGTCTTAT